CTTCGGTCGAACTTCGCGACCGAGCGCATCATCTTGAAGTTGATGTCGCTCAGCAGCTCGCTTTCGCTGCGGTAGTAGCTTGTCTTGTAGTGCCTGATCAAGACGACCGCGCGCTGATGCGACAGCTGCAGGATCTCGGTCATCGCCGCTGGGCAGCGCGTCGACTGGAAACGCGTGATCAGCGACTCGATCAGCTCGTTGTTGCAATGCTCGCACACTGCGCTGTCCTGCGCGCGTTTCATCGCGACAGCCAACCCCGCTGTTTTGTCGCGCGCACGTTCGGCGGAATCGACACGTGCTGCGGCACAATCGCGCTCTGAGGCGCTTTCGCTTGCTCGACGCTGCTTTGTATCTCCTCCTCCTCCTCGCGCGGCTCAGCGAATCCTGCAGCGATCTTGTCCCAGCTGATGTTCGGCAGCGTCTCAAGGGCGGCCATCGCGTAGATGCGCGCGTCGAGCGCGTGATTTGGGCGCGAGTGAATGCGCACAAAGTACGGTGCGCTCAACCCCTTGACCATCTTCTCGCTTGTCAGCTGCTCGAAGTACGTCTCGTCGTAGCCGCACTGCGCGTTGCTCGGGAAGTGCTGATAGCTGGGCCCGTGGTCAATCACCGTGTTCAGCGCGCTGTAAAGCCTCTCCTTCGGGCCGTCAACGTACAGGATCAGCAGGTTCGCCTGCTTCGAGCCGCTGCGCTTGACCCACTGTGAGATGTAGCCGCGCGTGCCCTTGACGGCGAACCAGTACGCTCTGCGGCAGCGCCTGATATAGGCGTACGGCTGCGTCGGCTTGTCGCCTGAGTCGACGCACACGGCGGCGGGCCAGATCTCGTGCCCGCTCTCGTGCCGCCAGCGTTTCGTCAGCCACTCGTCAAGGTCGTTGTACACCTCTGGCAGTTCCGTGTTGCCCCGAAAGCTTTTAAATGCGATGCCCCACGTCTCACCCCTCACCCCGTGCCCAAGAATCTCGCATTCAAGGCGGTTGTGCTGAACGTCGACACCAGCTGTCAGTACGAGACAGCGCTGCGGCACGATGATCTCAGCGTCGTGCTCTTTGTACAACTCACGCCGGCCCAGAAGTACTATATGGTCTGGTGGTGGAAGTGTTTCGAGAGTGAATGTCTCGGCAAGAATTAGGTTCGTGAAGGTCTTGCGCCCCTCGATGCCAAGCTTCTCGCTGCGGAAGAACCTGTCGACGAGATAGTGCAGCCACGTCTTGAACCCGCGCCGGCACGGCCCCAAGACGATAAAGGCGTTCGCCCAGTAGCCGCGCGCCCCAGCGTTCTCGGGCCTCGTCGCGATCCAGCGCCCAGCGCGCACGATCACTTGCCGCTCAGCGTCGCTGAAGCGCTTTTCGCATTTCGGACATTCAACGTACGCGTCCTCGATCAGGTGCAGCTTGCGCCCGGTCCTCTCGTCGATGCGCTTGTCCCAGCGCACGTTCGCCCACATGATGACAAACTCGTTCCCGCACGCCGTGCACCTGACGAACCATTTGCGGAAATCCGTCGATTCCATCTCGGTCGCGATGCGCGACATGTCTGTCAGCGTCGGCGTGCTCGTCTTCGCGCTGAACGCCTCAGGGTGCCTGAACAAGCGCTGCTCGACAAGCGTGATCACGTCGCCCTCTTCCCCGGCGCTCGCCGGGTATCTATCGATCTCGTCGAAGACCGCCCAGCGCGCAGTGTGCGCGGCGAGCTGCGACGGGGAGTTGCTCCCGCCGAGCACGAGCCAGCCGCCAACGAAGCTCTTGTGCAATATCGTGTTGCCGCCCTCGCCGAGGCGCGATCCCCTGCTCTGCGCGGCCTCCTCGAGCCGGCGGCGCAATGTAGCGCACGTCTGCACCTGCGGGGTGAATCTGTTCTTGCTCCAGTGCGCGCCGTTCGCGTCTGTCGGGAACACCATCACGCACGTCCCAGGGTTCTGGTCGATCATCCACATCAGCCCGCCCTCAAGGATCGACGACTTGCCGAGCGCCTGGCTCGCGAACATCAGCGTCAGCGAGTTGACGCTCGCGTCAGCAAACGTGTCGAGCGGCTCGACCTGATACTCAAAGTTGCGCCAGCGCCCCGGTATCGGGCTCCCTTTCGGGGCGATTCTGTGCTCCTCTTGCCACGCGCTTGGGCTTACGTACCGCCTCGGCAGCAGCAGACTTTGGAACTCGCGCACGAAGTCGAGCACCTGCGCGTCGCTTATCCTGATGGGCTTGCGCCTTCGCGAACGGGCTTTGCGCTTGAGCGACATCGTCGAGAATAGTTGGCCAGCTAGCTAGATTGCGTAGCAGGTCTTCCTTCTCTTGTCTACTGAGAGCAGACGCCATAATCACGCTCGTCAGCGAATCCGCAAGCGCCGCGAACGCAACGCGCATGATCGACGCGTCAAGCAGGTTGCCGCGCACCACCGCGTTTTCAAGGCTGTACTTCTCTGCGAGCTGCCGTTGCGTTTCGGTGCGCTGCGCGTTCCAGCGCTCCATGCTAGCTGCCGACGCTCTGTCTGGCATAGTTAGTCTTTATTATAGACCATGAGCCCAGCTAATTGTCGAGATCGCAGCGCTCGCCCCCCGTGGGTGTCGGGGGAGGACCCCGAGTTCAACGCAATGCAAAAAGACTCAAGTTTCTGTCTGTCTGAGCCCGACGTCAGTGCGCATTGCTTCACGGTTTCTGCTCCTCGCTGAGCCGGTGGTCGATGAAGCTTTCGATGTAGGCGTCTCGTGCTCGCTCGATCGCAACGAGCAATCGCTGTTCTGAGCTGTCTGAAAATCCGCTCTTGTCCGTCTGCTCGTCTAATCGCATTGCAGAAATGACAGCGTCGATCGCGCTGAGCAGTTGTCGGTTGACGCGTGGCATAAAATGCTAGCCTGAATTCTGCGCTTGCTCTTTTTTTGCTTTGATCTTTTCGAGCTGCAGTTCGGCGTCGACGAGCAGGTTGAATGAAAACACGAAGAAAGTCTTGAACTGTTCTTCAGAGTAAAGAGATCTCTCGAGCCCTGCGAGGCGGGCAAGCTCGATTGCGAAGCGCCCGATCTCTGTGGCGGTGAGCGAATCGTGGTCGCTGCGAACGATCGCGATTCGGGCGTCAAGCGGTGGCAGCGGCGTTAACGTTTCGTCCGCCGCCGCCGCCATCGCTGCTGCTTCGCCGATCGTCTGCGCCAGTGGCAACGTTTTCTGCTCTGCTCTGTTTCGCGAATTCTTCAAAGTCATCAAATAAGCGTTTCGAGAGAAAAGAAAGCTCGGCGCTGTCGGCCATCGCCTGCACGACATCGTTTCGTCTCATGTCGGCCCTGACCCGTTCGAAATAAAGGGCGATGCTTGTGATGCGCCTAGCGATCTTCGTCGTCATGTTTCGTCTTGAAATACAGCAGGACGAAAACAATGACAACGCTAAACGCCCACCCGGCTAGGCAGATGAGCGCTGCGGTGTTGTTATCGGGTTGTTCGTGCACTGCTATCAGATCGTTTTTATAAACCAGATCACAAAGACGATTATGGCAAAGATCTGCGCTGCAACGACTGGGTCAAAGTTCATTGTAAGGGTGGCAGGTTACTGTCGGTCGGGGTTAGGTTTGCCCTTCAGATAGGTTCAGAATCGTGTCGGCGATAGCGTCGATGAACCCGCTTTTCTTGAGGGCCTGCAGCCGTTCACAGACGTCGACGAACTCGTGTAGCCGGTGAACCTGTTGCTCGTAATCACTTTCGAGGAAAAACTGACGGACTTCCTTGAGTGACTGCATCAGAGAGCGCGTCTCCATCCCGATCGCGATCCGCTGCTCGCGCAACTCAGCCAGCGTCTGCTTCGAGAAATTCATGACCTCGGCGAATGGCTCCTTGATCTCGCGCGACATGTACATAATCGCGTCATAGGCGTCCTGCGTTTTTTTCACCATTTCTTGCTCGGCTGAAAGCACTTCCTTGGCCTTCTCCTGTATCGCCTCGGCAGCGAACGGGATCGCAGAGTTCATGTCGAACATTTCTTCGACATAACCGTCTGGACCGAGTTTGCGTTCAATCTTGAGACGCCCTTGCGCGTTTCCTTGTGCGACCGGCCCGTCTGGACCGCCGCTGGGTAAATTAGTATGTTTGCTCATAAACTTTGGCCCTGGTCGTGGCGGTTTACAGATATCGGACGCAGGCGCGACGACGCGTGCCGCGACGCGGTCGATTGGCTTGTAGCCCGTCTCTGAATTGACGACAGGCTCACGCGGGGTCGGTTGATAGATCTTAGTCTTCTCCCGATTGTGGATAGACTCAACAGACTGTTTCGGTCTGCTAGGAATCTGAGTAAGGCTTTTATATTCATTCACTTATTCTCACTTTTTTGTGGTTGGTTTTGTATCGCAGACGTTTGCGTTTAACGTGACGGCGAATTGGTTTCTTGACTCTGTTTCGTGGCCATCCCCACATGGTTCTCGCCCACGTCATTTCGTCTCCTCTTTCATGGTAGTTTCGGTTGTCGCTCGTGCTTAAAGACGACTGTTTTTGCGGTTTTACTGTTTTCTTGGTTCATATTTTTTTTGTTACGAAGAACGAATTTGCTTGACACGTGTTTTCAGCGGACGCGATAAGTAGAAAGAATGTCCTTCGCCCTTGCGCTACGCCTTCGCTTTGGAAGACGTTGCGAGCGATAGCGACAGGGCGAGGACTTCTTTCTTACTATTCGCTTTCTGCTGCTGCACAACGAGGGCAAAGCTGAATTCTTTCTTCGTCACTAAATAAAGGAAAGAATTAAAAAGGGTGCGGGCCGCTGCGGACGGCGACGTTAACGAACCCGGTTGTCTTCGAGATGAAGATCGCTTTTTGGTCGAAAAGCTCTTTCAGTTTGCGCCGGCAGGCGCTCAGCGACCAGGCAAAGTCCTCGGTCATCTTGTCGTACAGCTGCTGCTTGGTCAGCTGGTCGTCGTTGTCGCGCACGACCGCGAGCATCTGGTCGGCGTCGTAGCTGCTGCGCTGCTCGCTCCTTTTCTCGCCCACAGGCCGCTTGATATCGTCTGGGTCGAGATCGGAGTTGCGCACGAGCAGCGGGTATTCCCACGAGACGACAAACGGATCTGTCGGGGCGTGGTTGCGGTTCGTGAATTCGACGCTGAAACTTGCTTCTGCCTCGTGCTTTGTCAGCGTGATCAGGTTGTCGGGGTCACGGTTGATCGAGCCGCCGCCGCTGATGCGGTCCATGCTCTCTTTGCCGCTCTGGTTGCCTTTCAGGAAATGCGTTGCGAACACGACAGAGGCGCCTGTCTCGCGGGTGATGGCGTCAAAGGCGAGCATGATCTTATTGATGTCGCGCGACGAGCGCTCGTCGCCGTCTGGGCCTAGCAGCTTGTAGAACGGGTCGACGAAAACGATCTCAGCGCTGCGCTCGCTGATGCGCGCCGCGAGGGCGTCGCAGAAGGCGTTCAGCCCGATCGGATAACCGCGCAGGTGCCAGATCCAGAGCGGGCCGTAATCAAGCTCTTTCGCCTGCTTGATTGCCCGCATGCGCGACTGCAGGTAATAATCCGGCAGCTCGAAGTTGATATAGATCGCGGGCGAGACGGCGGTCTTGAAGCCCCACCAGTCGGCCCCGCAGACGATCGACTGCGCGAGGTCGAGCATTGCCCATGTTTTGTACGTTTTGCTGCCCCCACCGAAAATGAGTCTGCTTTTATGGTCGATGAGGTTTTCGACCAACGTTTTCGGTTTCTCTAATATCTTCTCAATGAATTCTTTATACGCCATGTCGGGCGGTAAGGTGAAATTTTCTGCTTGATTGTTTTCTGCGTTTTGTTGTGCGCGTTTCCACCAGTCATTTGTTTCGTGCATGAGATTTGTAATTGGTGAGGCCAAGCTTCAGTTTGCCATCTGGTTGCACCCAGGCGGCTGCTCGATACTTCACCCCGTTGACGACGCCTGAGCCAACAAGATCGGGTTGCGCAGCATGTTCTTTCTGTTGGTTTTGCTCAAGCATGATCTGGCCGTCATAGGCGTTCTCGCCTCGCTTGTCGCGCTCGATCTTGACGATCTCTCGCAGCAGATCCTCCATCGCTCTGATGTCGTGTCTGATCTCGGGGCTGACCTCTTTAATGCGTTCGCGCAGCTCGTCGTCGCTCATGCGCTTGAGCTTGTCGATTTTCGCGATCCAGAGGATGTCGTCTTCTCTGCTCATCAGTTGTTCGAACGCCCCTTGTTGACGATTGCGATCGAGCCTTCGCCGACTGCTGAGAGAGCAGCGACGACGCCCATTGTGAAGGCAGCAGCGAAGAGCATTCTCGGATCATTTTTGAGATCCTCGACGACCTGATCAAAAATCTTACTGTGCTGCTTCAGCTCATAGGCGAACAGTCGCTGTGCGGTTTCCTGTGGATTGCTTGTTATGTTGCTCATAAGAGGTCGAGTTGGTTTTTGTCGTGTTTGAATATTGGCGGCGTCAGCTCGCGCGCCTCGCCGTTGTCAGCTGGTTTTCTGAAGATCAGCGCGTACTCGTGGCGCTTTGGCAGGAATTTGAGCTGCATGACCTGCGTTGCGAAGGCGCTTGCCATGGCGCTGCCGAGATCGATGATCGCCGTGTCGTGCTGGATGAAGCCCGCGTCGCGCAGAAGTTGCGCCGTGTGCTCGTGGTAGCTGTAGAAGCGCCCGTCCTTCTTGAAGTCGTTGACGCAGTAGACGCAGAACGAGCCGGGGCGCAGGCATCGGTAGTTGTCCTTGATGATGTCGCCAAGGTTGACGAGGAACTGCTCGTACGTGTGACCTTTGCCGATCTGCTCTTTTTCGTCCCCGTAATCCTCGATGTCCCAATACGGCGGGCTCGTGATCGTGAAGTCGCCGCTCGCGTCGGCGCACGGCATATTGCGCGAGTCGCACTCGTGCAGGACGATCTTTGTCGGGAAGTCGGGGAACAGGTCCGCGAGGTGCTGCTCGATGAGCATTTCCCTGATCTTGCGGTTCGCCTGCATGAAGACATGCGAGATGTCGTGCCCGACGTAATGGCGGCGGGCCTTAAAGCAGAGCTCCATCCTGCTATTATGCCCTGCGAACGGGTCGACGACCGTGTCACCCTCGTCGGTGTAGAAGAGCAGTAATGTGCGCCCGACGTTCTGCGGGAAGCGCGACAGCGCGCCCATCCTGACGCTGCTTGCGCTGATGTCGAAGGCCTTGATGTTCGTGTGGTTCGCGGTGAAGTCGTCGTACGAGCGCCCGCTCTCGTCGAGCGTCAGGTCGATCGCGCGCACGCTCTTGTCGTGCAGCAATATTGATTCTGGCATCGAGCCGAAGTGGGCGAGCACGCTTTCGCGGTACGCTCGCGAGACAGCGAGGTCTTCAAGGGTTTTTGCCATGTTGTTGCGTTGAGGCTCGCTCTTTGTGTATGGGGTTCTCTGGCTCGATGGCTCGCTCATCTCTCATGGTCTTGACTGTCAGCTCGCGAGCGGCAGCGTCCTCGATCAGCCCATAGGCGGCGATCAGGAAGCGCGTTGCCGTGCTGTAGGCGGCGCCAGGGCGCGTTTCCTCGCAGATCAGCACTCTTCTATTGCCTGCGTTCTCGATCGCGCTGAAAACGCGCTCCTGCTCTTTTGTCAGCTTGTTCGGCGGGATCTTGAACTCGATCGCGATCGCGATGTTGTTGTATAGGCACAGGTAATCGGGCAAGCCCGTCATGATCGACGACTTGTGCACCGGGCTGCTGTGCCAGTAGATGATGTCGTGCCGCTTGCAGAAGCTCGTGAACTGGTCGTGGATCTTGCGCTCGAGGCGCGTGCAGTAGCGCTGCTGCGCGTCGCCCTGCGACCGCAGGCGCTTGTCACGCTTGCGGTCGCGCGGGTCGATCATCGCGCGCTGTTTATCGTTCAGCGCTGACGGGTTAATCCCCATAATAAAGCTCGAGGTAGTAGCAGGTCGTGTCGCGCGGGATCATGCGCTTGCAGCGAGAGCAGTTCCAGTCCTGCCCGCGCGCCTTGCAGGTTGGCAGCTCGCAGTGCACGAAGCGCGGGTCGCCGCGCTTGCAGAAAACGCAGATCAGGTACGCGTGGCACCTGAGCGCGCCCGTCTCGAGATCGACGATGCGCACGCTGTTTCGCGGGTATCTCATAAGAAAAACAGGCAAGGAAACTGCCTGCTTGAGCTGGCAGAGGAATTGCCGATAGTTGAGACAAGGCACCCTCCCGAGCGAGGGATAAAACGGTTCGTTCTTTGACAAGTCGAAGTATGAGGTTCCGTCGCTACACTGCGACGGGTAAAACTTCGAAGGCGCGCACAGGCGCGTAAACTTCGCTGCAGGAGCAATCCTGCAGGGGCGATGTCAACCGCCCGTACGCTTGGGAACTGTTTGAAATTGATGCACATAGGTCAGTCTAGGTTTACCTGCAAGCTGCCTGCTTTAGCTGGCAGTCGTTGACTTGCTCGCCTCCCGCAGTTCAGTAATGACTTTTCCTATCGGTCCACGAACCGGAAGTCCCGACTCAGGACTTTTGCATAGTTCTTCCAACAGGTCCGCCGCGCGGGCGCAAAGGGTCTGGTAACGCATCACCTGCTTAGTCATCCGTTTGATCTCGGCTTTGAGCGCATTATTCTCTAATATAAAAGCCGTTGAGCCGGCAGGAGTCATTCTGCCGCCTCTCTGAGCTCGGTGATCAGCTCCTTGAGCGATCCGTACCACTCGCTCCCGCTATAGATCTCTTCCATTGTTTCCTCCAGCGCATCCGCCGCACGCTCCAGCAAAGGCCGCCACTCTGCTACAGTCCCTGAAAGCTTCGCTATCACACTGTCCCTCACATCAATCTGGCCACGGAGCCGCTCAATCTCATGCAAAGCTTTTGAGACGGTCTGGATTATGGTGCCTTTAAGCTCTTCAATTTCGAGATCAGTCATTTGCCTGCCCATTTCAATTTCGCCGCGTAGCACGACGCGTGGTAGAAACGCAGCGTTGTTTTTGAGTGATGCCCGTGGTCGTCTTTCGTCGCGCCCTGCCCGATGACGACGAGGGTCTCGTCGCCACGGTTGAGCGGCTCCTGGCAATGTCTGCAGACCCTGTTCGGGCGGATGTTGTCGCTGTCGAAGACAACCTTTGTCGGTATCGGTTTCATGCGTCCCCTTTCTCGCCGTCTCCCTGCGGTCCGAGTTCTGTCTGTGGCGGCGGTTGCTTCACTGCCGCTGTCAGCTCGATACCCTCCTGCTGCGGCGTTGTCGCCTCGTGCCTGATCGCTTTCAGGATCACGGCGGCGGCGTTCTGTCCCCAGTAGACGCGCCCTTCATAGGTTAGTTTCCACGCGGAGCGTTTGCCTTCGCGCACGAGAACTATCGTGTCTGCGTTCTCTAGTTTTGATTGCATGTTTCCTTTGCGTTGTTGGTTTTGTACAGCTCGTCGAGAAAGACGAACGCGCGCGGTTTGTTCTGCAGCACTGCGCGCTTGCGCAGTCTGACGATTTCTTCATCGCTCAAGAGAGCGATGACCTGATCCATGTCGAAAAGTGCTTTCGCGACGTCTTCTGATGTGTTTTGTTTCATGTGATTGCTTGTTGTGTTGAGACACGTCTCGCGGGGTAGTGCCAGCTTTTAGCACGACCCCCGCGAGCGTGTAATTGTCAGCTAGCCTTACCAAGGCCGCGTTGTTTCAGCAGCTCGAACTGTTTCAGCAGCTCGAACTGTTTCAGCAGCCCGGACTGCTTCAGCAGCTCGAACTGCTTCTCGTATTCCTCGAAAGTGCCGAGCGCGCCTTCTTTCTTACCCATGCGCGCTGGGATCACTTTCTCCCAGTCGCACTTGTCGCAGCAGCGGTCGCCGATGCGCCCGAGCGGTTCAGGGTTGTTGCCGTGCGGCCAGACTTTGGCTTTCTCGGCGTTTGGTTCAAGGGGCCCGCCGCAAAGCGTGCACACCTTGTTTTCGTTTTCATCTTCGTGTTTACTCATATTCACGTCATTCTACATCGACTTCACGCCAGCGTCTATTAACTTTCTATTAACTTTCTTTTTTCCTTTGCGGTCAATGGGCGGATATACGGCTTGTCGTACTGCACGCTGAGCGCGCCTGCTGCGCTCTCGACTAACTTCGCGAACTCGTCGTCCAATGATTGCCCTGTTAGCTTATGCTTGAGCCCGTACAGCTCTTTGATCTTGTTCAAGTGATAGCTTGCACAGCCGTCGATCTCGTCTTCACTCAGCAGCCCGATGAATGCGTCTTTCAGCCTGCGCGGGTAGGCGACGACAACGCGCTCGCGACCGCGCTCGGGCAGCGTGTACCCAGGCAGGGCGTCCGGGTTGTCGATCATCATCCCCTCGAAACGCTCCTCGAGCCTGTCGATGATCTTGCGCGCGGCCTTTAAGCCTTCAAAGAGCTTGACGCCGTCGGCCCCGCGCGGCAGCTCGCTTATCCTGCTCTCGTGCTCTTGCGGCACGCTCAGCGCGTAAGCCTGCGCCTCGCTGCAGAACGCGCACGCGGCGCAATACGCGCAGTGGGTGCCGGCGCTTAGCTTGATTGCGCCCTGCGACGCCTCGACAATCGCGACGATCTGCTGCTCTGCCGCCTTGAACGTCGCGAAGTTGTAGCGCACCCGCTGCGGACGCCACGAGACGTACGGCTCGACGATGCACGCCTCGATCTCGACGAGGCGCGGATCGTTGTGGTACAGCAGCACCGCCTGCGTGCGCAGCTGCATGTTGTCCGCCGCCGCCGTGCTTTCCGTGCGCCCGGTCTTGTAGTCGATGATCAGCGCCCGGTCTCGTTTCTCGTCGATCACGACATAATCGAGCCGCCCGCTGAACAGCGGCTCGAGCCCCCGGCGGTAGAACAGGCGCTCCTCGATCAGCTCCTTGAGATCCTCCTCGCCGAGCGCCCACAGCCTGATCACGCGCTCGCGCAGCTCGACGCATTTGTCCATTGTCGCCATCTCGCGCTCGGTGAGCGATTCGATCGCGCGCTTCTCCCCTGCAAGCGCGGCGTGGATGCGCGTCCCCGTGAGCGCATCCCGGTCAGGCATCGCGATCACGTTGTCGTTCAGCGACGCGATCATCTGCGCGCTGCCGCTGCACTTCGCGAGCCGGTGCATGACTGACGCGGACGGCAGTCCAAGACGTTCGTCGTCATTGTTGCTCATACAAGATGCATTACGCTCTGCCTTTGGTCTTCTTCCTGCCTGCTTTCGCCGATCAGCAGCGCCTTGAACCAGCCCTTGCCGAGCGACCTGTAGTTGATCAGCTTGCGCTTGCGCAGGTCGCGGTGGGTGCGCGCGAGCGTCTCGTTCTGGATCAGGCTCATCGACTCCTTTCTGACGAAGTCCGCCAGTTCAGTGAGGTTGTAGTGGTGGTTAGTGCCGAGCGACAGCTGCAGGCGCCAGTACGCGATGATCAAAGCGCTCATTTATTGCGCTCCTTCAGCACCTGGTTTTCCCAGTTCGCCAGCGCCATCTTGAGGTGCTTCTCATCGACGCTGTCGAGCGAGTCGCCGACCGGGATGCCGAAACCGTCGAGGATCTTCAGGAACTCGCTGACCGGGATCCCGTCAGCTGCCAGCTTCGCTTCTATCTGTTCGCGGTGGGAACCGTTCTTTTTGCTGGTTTTTGGTTTTTCCGTCGCTTCAGGATTCGATTTGGGGGGCTTTTGCGCACTGCCCGCTGTCTCCATATTCGGGCTTTCCTGCGCTTTCTCAGTCGCGCCCTCCTGCGCGCTGATGTTCGGTTTCGCGACGCCCTCGTCGCTGCGGAACTGCTCCTCGACGCTTGTCGTGCCCTCGCGGATGGCGGTCCCGATCCCGATCAGTTTCTCGACGTCGCTGAGCGTGATCTGATCCGCGCTCTCGTACTTCAGCAGCTTGAGGATCATCGCCTCGTTGACCCCGATCGCGGCGAAGCGCTTGAGCAGGCGGGTGCGCCGCTGCGTCAGCGTCTTGAGATCGCCGACCGCGAACTTCTTCGCCTTCTCTGCGACGCCCTTGATCAGCGCGCCCGGGATCACCTTGAAGATCGCGTTGCGGTACGCGATCGCTGCCGCCGCGTTGCCCGTCGTCATGATCATGTCGTCGCTGTAGGTGCGCCCGCGCTTGTCGGTGATGCGCCGTATGGTTTCCCAGCTGACGAAGTTGTTCGTCTCGAGGTCGTGGCAGTAAGCCTGGCCGCCGATCATGCGCCCGTCGTTGTTGCCGACGCGGGCCCCGGCGCGCAGGTTGCCCCAGCACGCGAAGGCGATCTCAGCCAATCGGATGCTTGGGCCCTCGATCGAGTGACCATCGCGGATCACGTGGTAGTTGCACTCTTCAGCGGTCTCCTCGTCGAGGCAGGCCATCAGCTCCATGTTGCGCTTCACGATCGTCAGGTCGCGCGGGTACTTTTTCGCCGTGCTGATGAGCATGTCGATATTTGCTCGCTCCTGCTCGCCGACGACTGACATCGGGAGCGGTTCAGATATTTCAGGATTTGCCATGTTGGGTTTTATTTAGTTCTCCAGACTCTGCGGACTGTTTTCTTTGTTTTTTCATCCGTGACGACACTTATGCTGATCAGGATGCCTTTGCGGTAAGCGGCGGCGTAGATCGTGCCGGTCTTGTTCAGTAGCGGGACATCGAACGAGTCCTCGATCTCGAGCGACTCCATGACGTCGCGATACAGGCCGCGCTTATTGTGCGCGACCGGTACGGGAATCTTCTCCCGGTTCTTTTTTAACAACATCACGTCAATCTACGTAAATAGACGTGAATGTAAAGATCACTCTGGGACGCCGCGCATTTCGTCGATGCTTTTCAATCGGTCGAGGCGCACGGCGATGCGGTGCACCTCTTCGAGCAGCTTTGAATCGTTTTCGATCATCTTGCGCTGGTTGTCAGACGCTTGCTGCTGCCAGCGCTTGAAGTCGTCAAGCTCATTGTGCAGCTCGCGGATGCGGCGCAGGCCCTCCTGCTGCTCGGCACTCAGGCCGGCGTTGCCGCTGTGGGTGCCGATCAGGTTCGCCCCGCCCGTGAAGAGAATCAGGACGACGGTCGGCCAGTTAAGAGGCGCTTTTCCGTTGCCATTTGTGCTCATACAAGCGCATTAAGTATTGCGCTGTATATCTCATCTGCCGTAATTGAGTCAAAGCATTCGCAGTACTGCTGCGCATTACCTTTCGGGCACTTGTGATAAGGCAGCTCGGTAGCGAAATTGAAACAAGGCGCGTTGCTGCAGACGTCGCGGTGCCAGAGGTGCTGCTGATTCGGGTAATACCTGCAGCGCGAGTCAGGATCGAAAGCGCCCCAGAGGCCGACTGCAGGCGTTTCGTTCGACGCTGCGAAGTGCAGCGCTGAGGAATCTGGCCCGACGACGCAGTTTGCGCATGCGACGAGTGAACCGTACAGACGCACGCCTGCGATCTGCTGCGAGACGTTGAACAGTGGCGGCTTGCACAACTCAGCGAGTTGAGGATCGAGCGCTTGATCGTCAGTGATCAGCGCGTACAAACCTTTCTTGTTGCAGGCGTCAGAGACTGCGCTCAGCGCCTTGACGCACAAGTCGATTGGCAGCGAGCGCACTTTATTCGCAGCGCGCAACTGCACGAAAACGTAATCGTGCATTTTCAACCGTGTTTCTTTTACGAGGTTAAAAAGCCACGCGTCGCGCTTCTGTATGTCGTCTTGCGTGATGTCGAACACTGGTCTCTTGAACTTCGCAGCGACGCGATTCGGATCAAAGCCCGCAAGCGCGAAGAGTCGGTCGTACACATTTGGCTGCTCTGCGTCGTTCTCCCACTCGGTCGCTGACTCAATGAACAGCGCATAATCGAAGAACGGTCGCGCAGGCGCTTTGCGCCAGACGGCGTCGAGATGCAGCGGTGCGCTCAGCGGTTGATTGAGAATATAACGGTTGCTCGCCCAGAGCGGCTCGTGCACGCGATCGCTGAGCTGCCGCGCGTCAGCCCCGAGCACCTCTCTGAAGAAGCGCGAGAGGGCGGAGCAGATCAGCTGGTCGCCGACCCCGCGGTTGCGGTAGATCAGCACGCGCTTTTTGCGGAACTGCGTCGGGCGCTGCACCTCTGCGAGCATCGGCGACAGGTCGCTCACCTCGTGTACAAACGAGTTGCTCGAGGCGTTCTGCTGGATGCTGAACGCGTTGTCGTCGTCGAAGAGCAGGCGCTCGCCCGGGTTCGCCGTGACGGCGACAGCGTGCGCGCCGTGCATCGTGTTGACCGTAACCTTCTGGCTGAACGTCAGTACTTTCATGTTGAGGGTCAAAAGCCGGTGTCGGCGGTGTAGTGGAAATTCGCCTGCCAGATCGAGGCAGATCCACCAGTAACAGTAAATCCATTAAAACCTTTTTCAGTTGGGCTAAGGGGTCCTCCAATTGCTCTGTCCGCATTATTAGTTGTGTCACGAACATTATTTATTGCTCCCGTGCTGGGACTATAACCTGTGACAGTTGGATCTTTCGCCATTGGTTTTGGGAATATTATTTGCGTAATAGGATTAGCACCACCAGCAGGGACATAAAATTGTGGTCCGCCAGCAATTGCGACTCCAGGCTTTTCTGAGTACCGATAACTCTTCTGATAGTATCTCAGGCATTCATCCAAAGATTGGCTGAACGGTTTGTCGATCAGGGTGGTGCAGTTGGGACCAGGCTCGTGCTGGATGAAGGCACAATAAAACACCGAATTAACGGCTTTGGAGGCCCAGTTGTCCATGCCCGGCGCACCGATATAGTTACCCGACTGCCACACATCGGCTGCTGGAGCCGTGATCGTGGAACCTGCGCTCAAGACAATAGAAAAGATATACCCAACATTGCCAGGAGTCAGGCTGAAGTTAGCCGTCGGCCAGACCGGAATATTGGGCAACGTCACCAGTGTCCAGGTACTTCCGGTAGTAATCGTACAGAGCTTAACCAGTGACTGGGTAGTAGGCGAATCACGTAAGGCAATACTAAACTCCAACGGCGCAACCGTACTGGAGACCAGTAACGAAATACTATGAGTGCCATTGATTAGCTCGCGTAGCATCGGGCCTTCGATATACTGATTGAGCGTTATAAAATCGCTGGCACCTAAAGAGGCTTGCTGGGTCGTCAAAGTTAAAGCCTGCACCCGGCTGGTGATGGCAGAGGTTGTGCCTGGAACATTCACCGTAGGAAGGATGGTCTGTTGTGTATTGACCGTCATCGTTCCTGTTCTCGTCAGTTGCCAACGATCCTGAATAAAACCTCCACTAGCCGGATTAGTAAGTAAGCTACCCACCTGCCTGGAATCCACCTCAAAACTCGGGTTGCCGATCGCGTTAAAGCTGCGGAGGCGCACTGAGGTGATGACCGGCGTGGGGTCCGGCACGTAGATCCGGCTGTCGCTGCCAAGCGTCGCGATGTTCAGCGCGTCAGCGCTCGGGGTCACTGAGCCTTGAATGCCTTGCACGCCTTGCGCCCCGCCCGGGGACACTGCTGCGCCTGCTGGGACGTTGGTGCCGGGAACTGCGATTGTATTAGCCATAAAGTTTTTACCAGCCAGTGTCGGCGGTGTAGTGATATGTGTAATACGTTATAGAAGAGTTGGTCGAATTGGGGTTGATATTGCCAAATCCTGTTTCCCCTATATTGGATATACCAGTTAGTCCCCTATCAATATTGGCAGTGGCATCGCGTATGGCATTTGCTGTACCAGAAGATCCGGCCCATAAAGCAATGGTAGGTGCTTTAGACATTCGTTTTTTGAATGGTGTCCAATTAGTCGGCCCCCAATTAGCATTGCAAAGCGTAGAGATCAAACCATTGGTCGCTACTGTTCCAGGCTTTGTTCCGTAATCGTACGATTTATGGAAATAGCGGAGGCACTCGTCGTAAGATTGGCTGAAGGGTTTATCGATCAGGGTGGTGCAGTTGGGACCGGGCTCGTGCTGGATGAAGAAGATATCAATAAATGACCCGATGGGTGTTCCGCAGAAATTTGTCTGCCCGACAGCCCCAAAACTATTGGTATTCTGCCAAGTGTCGTTTGCCGGATTTGTATAAGTAGAACCAGCGGCAAGACAGATGTAGAACAAATAAGATACGGCTCCCGGTGAAAGCGAAAAGCCTCCTGCACTAGGCCAGACTGGAAGGTTTGGCAACGGAATAAGCACCGCCGTATTTGCGGCACCTAATTGACAAAGCTTTGATAAAGTCTTGCTGCTACTGTTATCAACCAAACTGATCCCGAAAGCGAGGTTGGCCACACTGCTCTGCGCCAGGATAGATATGGCATGCACATCATTGGATAATTCCCTGAACACGCTCCCTTCCACTTGTTGCCTGATAACGCAATAATCGGCTGCCGCCAACGAAACTACTGCCTGATTAGTAATATGGAGATAGCCTCTGCTGATATTAAAGTTGTTCCCAGGGATTGTGATTGCATTAGGCCAATTAATGACAGAACATTGATAATTGACGTTCGGAGAAGCCGACTTGACCATCTGCCAGCGGTCCTCAATGAAAGTGCCGGAAGTAGGATTAGTAAGCGGCAATCCAACATTGCGCTGCGTCACCTCAAACGTCGGATTGCCGATCGCGTTAAAGCTGCGCAGGCGCATCAAAGTGATTGCCGGAGCACTGGTCAAATTCTGGCACGTGTTGGTCCCGTCGACAAAGTCGGTCGTTTTCCCACTCAACTGCTTGAGTAAGCCTGGCTGTGTCGCGTCAGCAGGCGGGATCGCAGGCGCAGGGGTCGGGTTTAAGAGCGTCAGCAGGTTGCCAGCTTTCGCAGTGACCTGCATCCAACCTGCGATACCAGAGCCGCCGGCACCGAGCACATAGACATCCTGACCTTGAACAACCCAACTCGCGTCATTGAGCGTGACCTGCACAGTCGAGCCGACTGGAGGCACGACAAACGAGCCGCTCGTGATATTGAACGCGTTTGCGCCTGCAGCGCCAACGCCGCCTGGTGGGCCCGGGTTGCCTTGCGCGCCCGGGTTGCCGACTGCGCCTTGCGGTATCGTGAATGCGAACACTGCAGCTTGCGGCGTGCCCGTGTTCGTGACGTTCGCGGGCGTGCCTGGGCTCGCAGTCGTCGTCGGTCCTGCAGCTATCGTCGCAGCAGCGCCAGCGCTACCAGGTGCGCCCGGGGCGCCTTGAATACCTTGCGGGCCCTGGAACTGCCCACAATCGACCCAGGTCGTCCCGCTCCAGCTCCACGCGTGTCCAGTGTCTGCGGTGATCCAGACGTCGCCAGGGGTGTTGCCGCTCGCTGGCAGCGCTGCGTGATTAGCGACTGTGCCTTTGAGCGCAAGCGGCGGACCGATCGGACCCGTTGGACCTAAAGGGCCCGGAATTCCTTGCGCGCCCTGCGGTCCTGGCGGACCGACTGCAGTGATGTCGTTCAAGCTAAGTACGACAGTCTGCGGGCTTGGAATTGGAATTACAGTTTCTGGCATATTACGGTATGTTCACTGTTACAGGTCCGATGATGCTGACGCTGCCCTCCATTAGAGTGACCATGTTTGGCGGGATTGCGATATCTAAACAACTCACGTCATACACGATCGTGCTTGTGATCGGGCCGCTCCCTGACGGGGTAATCACCCACCAGCCTGCGTTCTGCGCGCGAGGTATGTGAAACGTGAATTGACCAAATGGCAGATTTGCCACCCACGGCAGCCCCTTGTACAGCGCGAGCGAGTCAGGGTCCGCCTGCACTTTCTTGACTGTCATCTCGATCTGATAACCTGTCAGATTCGCAGGGTTGCCAAGCGCGGTAATCAGCGCGCAGTTTAGATAGAAGTCGCGGTCAGCTCGGACAGTTATGTCGTTCTCTGCAGCCATTCAAGATAGTTTGAGCGTCACCCGCGTCAGGTGCTCGCTCGTTTCTGGGTGTTTGCCAGCGTCTGCAATCTCGACCCCGAGCACTTTGCAGACGGTCGTTTTAAAGCTGCCTGTCGCCGTGTCAGGCAGCTCGATGATCAGCTCGTCGCCGACTTTCGTCGCAAACTGCTTCATCTGCTCGTCGCTCAATAGATCGCACTTGAAATGCATAGCCTCACGTCTTGATTATCCTGTTAAGAACCGCGTACGGTTGCATGTTAGCATGAGCGAGCCCGCCGCCGCTGTTCTGATTCGAAACACCTGTGACGTTGCTGTAAATCGCGATGTTGGTTGCTGCCTTATAAATCGAGATGCTCGTCCCTGCGCCGGCGATCGAGATGTTAGCATTTATTGCGTAGATGCCGATGCCGGTCCCGGCTGCGTAGATGCCGATCCCTGTCGCTGATGGGTGTGATTGTACGTCGTAGCGCGCAATGCCTGCCTTGCCGTAGGTGACCGTGTAGTCCCAGCCTTCGGCCGTCGAGCCGGGTGGTTGCGACTCGCCAGGATAATCCTCGTTTGTCTCCCAATAAACGATGTGCGTGTGCCCAGGATCGCTCATGCTGTGCGCGTGCCCAGGGTCATAGACGCCATGAGCGTGAGGTGACTGCGAGATCGAGTGAACGTGCCCAGGGTCGTAGACGCCATGGGCGTGAGTCGGGTCATACACCGAATGAGCGTGGCCTGGGTCGTTGACAGCGTGCGTGTGACTCGGGATCTCGCCGAGCGTCAGCAGATGATTCTCTTCGCCGCCTGTGCCGCCAAGGGGGCGGTTCGTCAGCCCAGCGCCTTGCCCGAATCCTATCGTCACGCGCCCTCGCAGATCGGGCACGTTGAACGTCGCCGAGCCGTCGCCCTGTCCCCACGGTGAGCCGATACCCCCAAGCGCAGCAAAGAGCGCAGCGTACGTCGTGCGCGAATACGCCTGCCCGTCGCAGAGCAGCCAGCCTGCTGGGGCAGCAGCGCCCGCGTAATCGGTGACGAACCCGGGGAAGAATCCTGCGCCCCACGCGCCTGTGCCGAGCAGCACGTCGGTGCTTTTGCCGCTCAGCACGGGCACGAGCCCGGTCGCTGCTGTCGTCGCAACAGGCACTGGATCGCGCCCAGTAGATACATGAGTGCCGCCATGCAGTGGAATCGCGCCAAACGACGCTGTAGCGCTGCCAATGAGCACCTGCGTCGCGTCTGCAGGGGTCTTTGGGCAAAGCCCGCCAATTGAATGCGTCGAGATCGGCAGCGGGTCGACCCCGCTCGACAGGTGGGTCGACGCATGCAGCCCGACGACGTCTGTCATCGTGATCGACGTTGTCACCTGCTGCGTCGTCGAATAGACGATCGGCAGTACGTACTCTTTGATGATCGGCGATGCTGGGTCGACGATGTCGCCCGTGTTGCCGCCAGTGCTTGAGTACGCGAAGAGAAACGGTGCTTGCGAGTTCAAGCTCGCGAAGACGCCAAACTCATTGATCTGAAATGAACGCGGGGCGTTCGTCGAGGTGATATTGCAGCGGATCGTCGTCTGATACGTCACCGCCGTGTTTGTCGATGTCGAGTCGGCGTCCATCACGTACGCCTTGAGCGCAGTGAAATTGCCGATGACGTCGCCACTTGCAGGGTAGCCCGAGCCCGCCTCGACTTTTGTGATCACCAGCGTCGCGCCAGTCTCCACCTCGGCGAGCGCATTCAGACCTTGATTCGTGACCAGTAACGAAGAGAAGGACATCGTTCAGAGAAATACTAGAGAACAGTTGGGTTGTACGGTAGGATCTGGTAATCGTATTCGCCGATCACGCCACCGACGTACACTGTGCCTGGCGTTGTCGGGGTGAACGAAAAGATGCCCGCGAAATAGCTGCGCGCATTCTTCACCTTCAGCACGGTCTGAATCATCGAGTTGACCTTCGCGCTGTCGACGAGCGGGTCTGCGATCTTGATTCGAAACGTGTCGTGCGGCCCAGGCGGATTCGTCTGCCACCATTCGACGAGTTCGCAGTACGAAAACGCGGCATTCATTGCTGCTTTGACTGCGCTCGGGGTGCCTTTGCGGATTTTGTTGAGGATCGCGTTTTGCACCAATAACAATTTCACTCCTGTGTCGAGCGTGTCGCTGTAGACGTCGACGTTGAAATGATAATGCGCGAGAAAATCAAGCGTCGCGCTCGTCTGCGCGTGCAGGCGGGGCAGGACGTTGCTGTTGATCACCTGTGCTCTGATGTCGGCGAGCATCGGGTCGAGCGTCTGCGCGAGACAGAGGAAAAACTGGTCCTGCTTGAGCGCGGGCGTCAAGAGATCGACAAGCGAGATGTCCTGAATCGAGACGCTCATATGGGGAGCGGCTGCAGGTCGTCTTCAAGACCTTGGTACGAAACGATCGGGTCGTCGGTCAGCACCCCGACTTGCGCGATCGAGAGGCCGATGCGCGCCGGCTTGTCGATGATGCAATACGATGCGCCTGCGGCGATGACCTCGCTCGACAGCGTCGCAGGGTTGATTGAACCGCCAAGCGCGTTGCTATTATCCGTGACCCACGCGTTGACCGCGCTCGTGACCGCGTTCTCGATATAGGGCTGATTCGTCGCTTGCGAGCTGTCGATCCAGTAGCGCACGCTGACCTGATACGGGATCCCGCTCGGGGCCGTGACGGTCAGTTGCGCGCAGAGATCACGCACCGTGTCGACGTTCAGCGCGTTGTAGACGTTATTTAACATCTGCGCGTCTGGAAACTGGCCGCCCTGCAGCAGGACGACGACCTGCACGTTGCCTGGGTTGAGGCCGTCCTCGGGCCCAAGCACGCTGACGTCTGTGATGTCCGGGCTGACCGCCTCAGTGTAGTAGCGGTAGCGGCCCTTCGGCCCAGCTGGGCTGTAACTGTCTGTCGCGCTGAGCAATCGCACCCGAAACGCCTCGTCCGTCTCGGTGTCGGCCCCGCCGATCGACGGCGCAGGGTTCTGCGCGCTGACGACGAAAGTGTTGATCGTCCAGTTGATGACTGAGTTGATGTCGAAGAGGCCGTTCCCGCTCGGGCCGGCCGTCAGACATGTCGCGCTGACGGTGCCCGTCAGAAAGCCGCTCGCGATCGAAAGGTCGCTGTCGCTCGAGAACTGCATCCCGCTCGACGTGCTCTCGACGATTGTCCCGGCCGGCACTGTCTGTTCGACCGCATAGACCTTGTCGAGCGTGAACTCGATATTCGTGAACGCCGGCGACGCGTCGAGGCGCACCGTGTTGAAAAATATACCAAGGTTGTCGAGAAACCCGCCAAGGCTGAACGGCAGCAGGTTCTGTTTCGCGCTTGCGTCGATGAGCATGCGCTCCTGCGCAAGGTAATACACCATGCTGTAGATGAAGTTCGTCCTGCGGTCGGCCATCGTCAGGTTGAGCTGCTCGCCCGTGAGCTTGAACCAGTTCGCCTGAAAGCCTTGAACCGCCTCCTGCTGCAGCGCTGCGATATCGACCTGGCAGAACGAGATCTCGGGCAATCCAGCAAACGGGTCAGGCTGCGGCATATCAAAGACTTACTTCACGAGTATTTCTTCAGCGATATGGATGGAGCGCTCGGACCCGTTGTCTTTCAAGGCGGCCTCGGCACGATGTCGACGTTTCACGCGATGTCGAAAGTGAAGAAGGAGACGTACGTCAAGCACCGCGTGATCCAATACGTCGACCTGCTCGAGGACACGGGCGCTGAGCCGATCGAGTTGTCGATACAGATGCATTTTCACGCTCCGTACACGGTCGGCCCAGGGCGGGCGCTGACGCAGCTTGAGGCGTTAATGGACGCGAAGATCCCTGTTCCGCTGATCGTCGGCTCGACCCCGGTCGGGCGCGGGTTTTTGACCCTCTTCGTGATCGAGGAAATCTCGACGAAGATGAGCAAATTCATCAGTTCGAGCCTGATCGTCGGCGACATCGACATCAAACTCTGCGAGTACGCAGGTGCGCTCGGTCTCGGGGGGCCGCTCTCAGCGCTTGGCGGGGCGCTGCCAGGGATGAGCAGCGCGGTTTCGCGCATCACAAGCGCGATCAGCGCGTCGACCGGGGTCTTGAACATCGCGACGAGCGCATCGCAGATCTTCGGCCTCGGCAGCATGCAACCGCTCGGCGGCAAGGTCGGCGGCATCCTGCAGACGCTGAGCGGCGCGAACCTCGGCAACTCGGTTTCGTCCGCGATGTCGAACGCCCTCGCGCCCGGCACGGTGACGCAGATCCGCGTCCCGACGCAGGCGACGCTCAACACCGCGATTACTAACTTACGCGCAGCTGGTCACTAACAATGCTGATCTACAAACAGTTCTCTGTCCTCGTCGGCGGTCTGCAGTATCTGATCGATGGCAATTTCCAATGGGATTGGCGCGTCGAGGATAACAGCGTCGAGCTTGTCCTGTCGAACGTCTTCAACCTGCTCAGCACGCCGTACGGGACACAGCCGCTCTTGCGCACGTTCGGGTTGTCGTCGTCGTGGATCGACCAGCCTGGGACGATCGGGCTGATGCAGGGCAAGGTCGCAGCGCTGCTCGCGATCAGCCTGTGGGAGCCGCGCGCGAAAGTGATCAACCTCGAATTCGTGCTTAACCCGAGCGACCTGATGGGTGGGCGTTACAGCGTGCAGCTCGAGATCGAGGTCAACCTGCAGCAGCAGCTGCAGACGCTGCTGTTCGCGCCGCCGACCCCGCAGAACGTCTGGGTCTTGGACGCTCCGTTCGACGGCACGTACCCAACCGCGCAGCTCGAGCAGGTTACGATCTGAGTATTTCTCTGATTATGGCCGACATCACCTACGCACAATTGCACCAGCTGCTCTATGGCACGCCGACGCTCGCGAACCAGATCGAGATCGCGGTTGTGCACGAGTCGAAACTGATTCTTGCGCTCGACAGCACGAAGGCGCCGCCCGTACCGCCCGCAGAGCAATCCGACGAGCAACGCTGGGCGACCTTCGCGAACGCCAACTCAAGTCGCGCAAGCGAAGTCTTCAAGTGGCCGTGCACGCTCGACGGCGCGATCCAGCAGCAGGCGCTTTCAGCGCTTTATGGCTCCGCGATCGAGGACATCGACGTGCAGCGCGTCGTCCACAATGCGCTGCCGCAAGTCATCGCAGACTGGGCCGCCCAGAACCCTCCACCTCCTGAAGTAGCATCAGTGTCACCAGCAGCGCCAGCGGCAGAAGAAGTCACTCCTGAAAGTAACGACGAGCCGCCTGTCGAGCAGCCCGAGCACGAGCATCGAGCCACTGCGAAGAAACATCGTCGGGCCCATGCGTCGTGATGAGCTGCACGCAGAGCGCGACATAAATTTGCTTCGCCATCTCGTCTTCGCTCATGAGACGCGTTGCATGACGACTGTGTTCGTTGCTGGGGTGATGTTCGTAATCGTGAAACTGCCGAGGATTGCCCCGGTTGACGCGTCGCCGACGGCCACGGGTAAGTTCGTCATCATCCAGTTAACTTGATCCCACGTTGCGCTCAGTGAGCCACCGATCGCTGGAATCGTGATCGATGTTGTCGAGAACGCGATCACGCTCAACGACATAAGCGACCAATGAGCGCTGTCGGTCGCAGGGTCGAATCCGGTCCCTGCAGTTGTGCAGACATAGCTTTGATTATTTCGCGAGACGGCGTCATTGACTGCGTACGCAGTTGACGCACTCCAGACACCGCGCCATGTGAACCCGATCCCAGGCGCGCCTTGCGCGCCCTGCGCTCCTGTCGTACCTGTCGCCCCGATCGGGCCTCTGATGTTTCCTATGTTCGACCAACTCATGCGGTCTAGGAAAACTGGTACACGTCGCCTGTCGTCGTATTTAGATACAGGTCGTTTGCCAACTCGCCAGCAATTGTCCCTGGTGCGCCTGCGCCTTGATACCAAAGACTGCCACGCGTCCCAGTCGGGCCAGTTGCGCCAGCTGAACCAGTCGGGCCTGCAGGGCCCTGCGGGCCTTGCGCCCCAACACTTCCGGTCGGGCCTTTGATATTAGAAACTTGTGTCCACGCCATAACTTATTGTAATTGAAACACTGAACCGCTTACGTCATTGAGATAGTAATCACCAGAAATACTCCCTGGAACCGACACCGGATCGCTTGAGCCGTTGTACCATTTTGAACCCGGGGTGCCTTGTTGCGCCATCATGTTCCAATGCGTCGTATCGACAGCAGGGTCGACATTCGTATTGGCGACAGTGCAGACGTACGAGCTTCCGCTTCGGCTGACCGTGTCGTATGGTACATACGTCGTTGTCGTATTCCAAGCGCCTTTCCACGTGTAACCTTGCCCGCTCGTGCCGCCTGTGCCAGTCTGCCACGTACCATCGTCGCGCAGAAACTTCGTACTCGTATTCGTCAACTGCGGACACAATCCGTCCTGTGTCGGGTCGACTCGTGGAATTGGAGCCCAAGTGTTGTCGCCGCGGACCCATTTTTTGACGTCGTTCGGGGCAGGTGGAAGCAATGGATCCATTTTTTTACGCACCGCCTCCTGAGCCGTCTTCGTTCGTCAGATGCGTCGCGATCGTGCCTTGCGACCTGAACGACACGTTGCCTTTGACGGTCAGCGTGCCGGGGATCGAGACGTTGCCCGAGCTGTCGATCGTCACCCCATTCAGCGTGATCATCGGCGCAGTGATCGTGACGTTGCCGCCAGCCGTGATCGTGATTGCGCCGCCGACGGCTTTCGTCCACGCCCCGCTGACCTGCACGTTCTCGGTCGCGAGATAAAGCAGCGCCTCGCCCGCCTGTATGTGCAGGTGTGCGATCCCAGCCATCGTCGTCGTCCCGCTGTTCGGCTCGTGCTCGAAGTAGCTGCCATCGTTCCCAGCGAGGGCCTTCGCGTCGATGCTGTTCGGGACAAACGTCGGATTGTTCGAGCTTGGGTTCGTCGCGACGATGATGCCCTGCTCGATGCCGGTCGGAAAGTGCAGCGCCGTGACGTTGTCCCCGATGTCCGGGCAGCTGTGCGTGTGAAAGCTGCCCGCGCTGCCGTGCGTCCCGACGGGCATCCAGTCGCTCACGATGTTGCGGTCGGTGTAGGCGACCTGCACCTCTGGGCCGCCCGTCCCGTTGCGACGGTTGATCACGGTGCCGTTGCGCACGATGTTCAAGAGCTTCTGAAAGTCGTTGTCGCTGCCGTATGCCGGGCCTTCGTTCATAAAAAAGAAGGCAGTTGTTTACCCTGTCGGGCCTGCGTTGTCAGCGTTCAGATCCTGCTGCTGATCGTTGAGCGAACCGCCGGCGTTCAGCCATGTCGGGGCGGTCTCGTTGCCGCTGAGCGTCAGGTTAGCGACGTTCGCCGGCTGCGGCGTGATTGAGTTGATGCCAGCGTCGTGCAGCAGGTCAGTCTTCCCGCTCGGCTGCTGCGGCACCGTGATCGCCTTCGATGCCCCGCCAGCGCTCGAGGATGCCCCACCAGGCGTTTTGTTCGGTGGGTTAAGGCATTGCTGCAGCTCGATCTGCATGCGCGAGCCGCCCTTCGCCGTGAAAGCGTAGTCGACCTGCGTGACGAGCCATTTGCCGTCGAAGTTCTGCGCGAAGCCTTGCAGCATGTAGGTCGTGCCTTCTTCGATCGTCGGATCGAACGGCAGCTCGATCGACGACTGCTTGCGCTTGCGGTTCTTCTGCGCGAGCGCATTCACCGCGACGTCGTTGTGCTGCTGTATTGCCGCAGCCTCAACCTCGAGCGGCGTCTTCCCCGGGTTCGCCTGATCCTCGACGATCTGATAGTCCTTATACTCGCGCGGCTTCGGGGCGCTCGACTTCGGGTCCCACGGAGGCGGGGCGTTGCCCCCGCCAGCGTTCTGCCCTTGCCCGTTGCCCCACAGCAGTGGGAAGACCTGCGGCGTCGTGCCCATCTCAGATTGGTCTTGCGCTGACGCTGATGTACCCGTCCGTCACTGAGACGCTGTCGCCGGGCGCACTGACGAACGTGCGCACGACATGCCCGCTTTCAAGGATGCCCTGATACGCCGCGTTGCCACGACCGGCGACGAAGATGCTCTGTCCGCGTTCGAGGAGCGCGCCGAGCTTGTCGACCTGCACCCCGAGGGTGCGCTCGATCGCGACGTCGTGCTCACAGTCGGCGTGCACGTCGACGTTGACGATCACGCGGTGGTTGAAGCTGACGCCGCTGTCGACATCGGTGAACAGTGACGAGTTGCCGAAAGCTTCTGGGTTCGTGATGCTGAGGAGGTGCGATGCGTTATCGCCCGGTTGATCCTGCGCGCTGAAATAGCCGTACCAGATACCATCTGCAGAGACGAGAGGAGTTGCTGTGCTCATGCAGAGAAATACTTAATGCGGACGCCAATACGTGAAAGGCCCAACTCCGACTGTCGGCGCAGGGAATGAGGTGAACGCGTACGGGTTTTGCACCACGCGTTTTAGTTCGGGGAGATCCGCAAGTTTCCAGGGGCGGCGGGCACGCCTCGCGTGAAAATGATAGTCGATGCTGCTCCGGCGCTGCCATAGACGTTGATCGCGTAGGCCGTGATCGAGTACGACTGCCCGTTGACGAGCGTGACGTTGCTCAGGTCGTAATGCAGGAACTGCCCGCTCGACTGCGCGTCGATAGTCGCTGGGACAGTGATCGGGGATCCCGGCAGCCCGCCGATAACGAAGGATGCGATATTGAGCCCAGATTCGCTCATCAGCGGGTATTCGTCGCACGTCAGGAACGGTGCGGCGACAGCGCACTGCGCAAGCAGCAGGAGAAGGAACATCGTTCTCACAAAAAGAGATATACTCGCGACGCGGGCCAAAAAAAACCTCGTACCCACTCAGGTACGAGGTTTTTCCTATTTGTTCGTCAGTTAGTTTATTACGCGCGAAAAGCGTATCAAGAAATCAAACCTGCTTCAACTGCTTCCCTGATCTTTCGCGCGGCGCGCTTACCGAGTTTCGCGATCGCCTCTGGCGTCACGTAGATCGTGAAGCTCTTTCGTCTCGGTTGCGGCTTTGTTCGCCACGGCCCGTGCGCTAAAGGCTTTTGCTCGCTCATGACTTCCTCCAGAATTTCACATCCGTGCCTGGGTACTGCTGTTTTATCGAGCAGGTCCAGCCCTTGCGCCTGAAATAAGCCGCGAGGCCGAGGGCGGCTTTCAGGTTGCGCAAGATTACGAACTGCCCGACTTCCATGTCGTCAAACCCGCTGTACTTCGAGACGCCCTTGCGACTCTGCGGCGGCGGTTCGCCGTTGTGGAAGACAGGGTTTGCGAGATCGTCTGTCAGCCCTGCGCTCGTCTCTTCCTTGTGATAGACGGGCTTCGTCAGATCGTCCGTGAAGGCAAGGGGCTTGCCTGGCTCTTTGATCTCTTTCATTATTTTCAATCTTAACAGTTTGTATTGCTCTGGTGTCAGCATCGACAGCAAGGTGTCGATAACTTCATTGTCTTTGTCTTTATTGCTCATTTGATGATGAAAGAGAGGAGCCCCTCGCGGGGGCCCCTACTCTCTTGTTGTGTGTGGTTATTGGTTGTTAGTTAGCGCTCGCGATCAGGTTCCAGTCGCGCTGCGGCAGTTCGATCACCTGCGCGCCTACGCGCTCAAGCTCCGAGGCGCGATCGTAGCTGTCGACGTCCTGCGAGAACCTCGTAACCGCGTTGTGCAGCCCGAGCCGCGTCAGGTCGCCGCCCTTGATCAGCGCTTGCAGGACGCCCTTCTGCTCGCCCTCGTTGATCCCGAGCTTCTGCCCGGCGATCTTGATCGCCCGCGCGATGTCGCAGTCCTTGCTGAACTCCTGCTTGCCCGCGTCGTTGCATTGCGCGACGAGCGCATCGAAGTGCTTCTCGTCGAAGCCCGCCTTGACGACGTCCTTGACCTGACCCCAGAGGGCAGCGTCAGTGTGGCGCCGCGTGTCATCGCTCATGACAGCGAGCAGATCAGCGGGCATCAGGTCGTTTCTGACTCCGAGGTGGGTCTTGCGCATCGACTTCTCGCCGAATACCGCAAGGTTGCTGCAGCCGCCGTTGAACATCCCGCGCTGAATGCTCAGCGCTCCGGCCCCGACCTCGCTATTGCTGATCGTGATCGCAGGAAACACGACGTTGACGATCGTGTGTCCACCGTCACCGATGCTCGCCCCGTGCTTCGCAAGCTCGCGCGAGAAAGCGCGCCCGACGACCTTGATGTACAGGCGGCGATCGGTGACGTCCATTGACATCAGATCGTAGTCGCCGCTGTCGAGCAGGATCGGCAGGATCGCGCTTGCAAGATCCTCGTTCTCAAGCGGTCGGTATGAGTTGCTCAGCCACGCGCGGGCGGTGCCGTCGAGCGTGCGCACGAGCCGCACGTCGTTGTGACGCTGCACCCACGTGTTGACGTTGTGTACTAACAACTCGGGGTCTTCGTTACGGCAGCGGTCGTAATAGCCTGCGGGGATCCCGCAGTACTCACCGATCTGATTGTGACAGTACTCGTTGATCTTGTACGAGCCGCTGAATTTTTCGCTCTTGACGTTGAGCTTGAGCAGCTTGTCGAATTCCCCGTTCGCGTCCTCTTCGACGCTCATCTCGACTGCGGGCGCTTTCGCGAGCACGTCTTGTTTGTTGTTCGCGCGGCGCTCAAGCTCCTGCGCGAGTTCTACTAACGTTTTTCCAGTTTTCATTGTGTTAAGTATCTGCACTGACGACCATCGTCAGGCGACGCGTAACGTCGCGACAGCGTGCTTCCCCACGCACGCTGTTTCGGTCTTTGTGTTTTTTGGTTCAGGCGACGAATCGCGGGTCGATATCGTTGCTCAGCAGGTCGTTGATCGAGAGGTTCTCGAAGCTGAAGCTGATGTTAGTCAGCGTGTCGTTTGACGGCTGCTCAGAATGCTTGGTTGCCAGGCTTTTCAAGAATTCGCTGTAGCGTGTCGTTGACACCTGCAGACGAACGTTGTTATTCCCAAAACCCTGAACGATTGCATAGGCGCTGTTATCTGTAGTACTCCAAGTGGCCAGCGTCTCGCGCCCGCGTCCATCATCATACACTTTCCAACCGCCAGAATAGTTCTTGGTCAGCAGTTCTTTCCAATGCTTCAAGAGATAGTCGTTGTTCGTGATGTAGCAGATGCTTTCGACATGGTCCCCGTAGAACTGGGTCGTGATCATCATGCCGCTTGACGGCTCTTTGAACATGTAGGTTGGAATACCGTTATGGTCATTTATTTTCTCTTGATACTGTCCCCAATGATCGATGCAATCTTGCAAAGTCCATCCGATGTGAGCGTGTGCGCTCGTTATCAGGCCGAGCGCAGCCGTTAGTGCTAGTAGTGTCTTTTTCATGTTGTGTTGAGCTGACGACCATCGTCAGACTGCGCGTGACGCAGCGACAGCGCTTAGCGCGCTGTTTCGGTCTTTAGACTGCGTCGCTCCTTGCGATGCCCGCACGATTCGCAATCTTCGAAGACTATCTTTTTAATTGCCACCAGCCTCACGGGCGAACCGCAATCGGGGCAAACAATCAGGGAGAGTTTTTTAATTTTCATGCTTGTGTCAGTTGACGACCATCGTCAGGACGCGCGTTACGCGTCGACGCCTGTGAGGGCAGGCGTTTCGGTCTAGTCTTTTTCTATGATGACGTGCTGAGCCGTTAGGTCTCGCTTCGTGAACGCTTGGACGATCATGATGAAGGTCCACAGCGCGCCGATGAATGCTGCAAAGCCCAGTCCGTCCGTTATCAGCCCAGATATTGAATTAAGGTCGAGGTTCCTGAACAGATTCCATGTCGCATAAGAAGCTACCGCGAGCTTCCATGAAACGAACCCAAGAACCATTGCGAAGATTAAGCAGAGTGGATTTTTCATTGTTGTGTTGAGAGTTGAGTTGCACTGACGACCATCGTCAGGCTGCGCATCACGCAGCGACAGCGCTTAGCGCGCTGTTTCGGTCTTTAGCTTTTCGAATCCGAGTGGACGCACGACGTAGTATTCGTACTGCCCTTCGTCGTTCAGCAGTCTCGCGACATCGCCGACTGACATCGATTGATGGGTCAGCCCGCGACGGAATATTCGCGGAAGCCCGTCCTCGCGCCACGTGTTCAGGCGCTCGAAGAGGTGCTCGAGGTCGGTTGCTTTCGCAGCGCCGACCATCACGTGCGTATCGTTCAGCTTTTCGATTGTCGGCAGCACGTCGCCGAAGTTCAGGTCGCGAAACGACTCGCGACGCATATAAAATAGAATGTAATGCTTCATTGTTGTGTTGAGAGTTGAGTTGCACTGACGACCATCGTCAGGACGCGCATCACGCGTCGACGCCCTTGCGGGCGTTTCGGTCTTGGTTAGTGTTCGAGTTTCCACGCAATCCAGAGCAGAGCTGCAACCGGCGCGATCAGCATCCACATCAGTTGCAGCATTAGACGGCACCTCCGAGCGCATCCGCCAGCCAGCGGTCGATGAGATTGAAGCAGGCAGCGATTGATTCACCGTGGACGCTGTGATCGTCGCCGTCGCCGCGATAGAGACGGGTGACTGTCAGCGATGCGTCATTGCTCTTGATCACGACATATTCGCGAATTGAGTACCCACGGTAAGAAGTGCAGAACACTTCGAGCGTGCCTTCTGTGCTGATTACGTTATCCATTGAGATTTCGATGTTCATTGTGTTGAGTTGAGTTGTTAGCGCGAGAGGGTTGCATAGTTTGCAGCCATGATCTTGCCCGTCTGATAAGCGTCGAGCAAATCGTCGCTGTAGTACGCGCAGCCTTCGGGGGCGCCGAAGAAGTTGACGCGGTATTCGCCAGTACCAGTGATGCGCCGCAGCGAGATGTCGAGCTTACGCAGTTCAGTTTGAGCAGTTTTGAAGGTAGTTTTGAAGGTCATTTTCGTTTTCATTGTATTGAGTCTTTCGTTTCTGAACCTCGTCAGGCTGCGCGTCACGCAGCGACGGTAGGGCTCCTCACCCCTCCCGTTTCGGTTTTTGATTTCTTGATCAGCTTCGAGTCGTTCTGCCTTCGATCGGTTCCCCCTCGGCCTCTTAGGGCTGGTACCTCGCGCATCCGCTCTCGTCGCTTGCTTTTTCGTGAGCTTCTTTTCAGTGCTCACTGTATATATACGTCATTCTACATAGAAAACTCAAGTGTTTTCTTGCAGAAAATGCATTTATTTTTCGAGCGTCTGTAAGTCGCTCTTACTGTTCGATTTGTCCCGCCTGATATTCGCGGGTGCCGGGGCCGCCCTGAAGCGCGGTCGGTTTCTGAACGATATTGTGCGTCGGCCCGTTCGGATCGCTGTCGTCCGCCTGACCGCTCGTGATCTTGCCAGTGCTGACGTCCTTGCTCGTCACGACGCAGTGCGCGTACGTGTCCTCGACGTCTTCCTGCAGGCGCACGTTGAGCACGCCGTGGTTGTTGATCCCGCCCGGGACGTTGTGGCTCGGGCAGACGATCGTCCCGACCGCGTCGCGCGCCTCGAGATCCTGATTGCCTATTATAGTGAGCTTCTTGTTTTTGATCTTGTAGGTCAGATCCTGCTCGTGCACGTGCTTCTGCAGGAATGCCGCGTCGCTCTGGTCGTGCTGCGCGCTGTAGGCGATCTTCGGGTTGACGCTCGCCTGGTAGTCGAGGGTCAGCCCGTTGTCTTTCGCGACCTGCTGCGCGAGCGTCTTCAAATCCGTCTGCACTGCAGAGCGGCTCTTCTTCGTCAGCCTGAAACCCGACGTCGGCGGGATACTCGACGCTTCCATATGGAGCTCGCTCCCGCCCGTCTTCGAGATCGTGATCTCGATGCGCGTGATCTGCATCTCGCTCGCGTCGCTCATCAGGTGCTCGCCAGGGGCGTTCCAGTTCCAGCTCTCGACCTGCAGCTTGATGCGCTGCTTCGCGATGATGTTGTAGGTCGCGCGCAGCGAGCCGTCAGGGTCTGCGAGCGTCAGCGAGATCGTGTCTGCCTTCTTGTCCTGCCCGATCGCACGCTTCCACGTCAGATGCTTGAGCTTCGGGTACCAGTCAGCGGTCACGTCGGTGTCGTTGTACGTGATGCGTGGGTTCGCGCTTCTGGTCAGGCCGTCCATGCAATCTGCAAGTTTATTACGTAAAAGCTAAAATAATATAACCTAGCAACGCACTGATTATCAGCGACTTATACTGTTTAAAAATATTAGAAAATAACGTGGTTTTTCGTTTTTCTGGAATACGGCGCCATCGCGCCAGGATCGATTGTGGCGCGTCGATGTCCCTATAGATGCATTAGATGTAAATCTACGTAGATACACGCTGCTGACATCCTGTGAAGATTCCGACATCCAGAAAATCATGTTATTCTATTTACATTGCATTGCGCCTTTCAGCTGTATTGGTAGGTCGTGTTCCAACTCTGACGCGCGACGTTGCTTACCGTGGTGAGCTGCGGCAGGATCAGCACCATCCCAGAGTCGAAGAACACGAGCTGGCCGTACACCGGGTTTGCCCGCATCAGCACGTTTGCGAATCTTTCAGCCCCGTACACCTTCAAGGCGACCTGATCCCACGTCTCGTCGCCAAGCGTCGTGTAGACAGTGAACGTCTGCCATGTTTCATCCGCCATAAGCAAGAATATCCCAATCGGCTGAGAACGCGCCCGGGATAAACATTAAGTGACAGCCATAGGCTGTTGTTCCAGCAGTGGCACCATCCTTACTCCCCACCGCCAACGAACAATAAGTCGGAGGCGATCCAAATAAACCCGCTTGTTCATACCAGTACATGGTATTATTGGAGGCTTGCGTTATCTTTACGGTCACGCGAACGACCGATCCAATGGCAAGAATTATTGGCGTAATATTCTGCCAATAAAGCCCGGCGTTTATCGGCGCGCTGGTGAACGTATCCAGGATCACACCATCTACCATTAGCGTGATAGTATGCGTTGCGTTGAGATTCTGACTTAAAACGTCACCACCGTATTGATCAACCCATCCAGGCTGATTCAAAGTCCATTCGTTATAGACTATATATGTCGCTTTCGCGCCATTGGTTGCCGGGATCCAGTTCGGCAATAGATCGTTCTCAGTTCCGCTAGATTGCGGAGCCGGCCGATCGGACGTGTTGCGCAATGCGACCATTGTCCAGTCGCCGTCACGAGTGACATCTTGCGCTAGAAACGATTGCCCAGGACCATCGAAATGCACCCACCTCATGTAGACATCGCTCAAACTCGCAATCTGCGCGTCAACGTATTCGACAGTCGCGTACTCGCTTTGTTGCGTTGTGCCACTTACGGTGACGTAAATTGGCGCTGCTGTTTTCGGATAGACACTGATTGGCGTACTCATGTTGGAAATGGTGGTGAATCGAAAACGTTCAGTGCTCCGGAGACGACGACAACTGACCCCGAACCGCTTGGCGACCCCGCCGGGCGCCGCAGTGTTTGCCAAGTGTAGGGGTTACCAGCCGTCAGACGCCCGGTGTCAGCGTCTTGAGTCGTGAACGTCGCGACATTGAGTGAAACTTGCGGAGCCGTGTTCGTGATTATCGGTGTTGCGCCGACTGGTGCGTTCGCGAAAACGACTAAAGCTAAGGCGTCATTCGAGATATCAATCGGACTGCCAGACTCGTCGTAAATGTGAAATTCCTGCTCCCAGACGCGGTTGCGGAAGATTGAAATTGTGACGTTGTATTGGCTGATCATACGACCGCGGCCCTTCTGTGTGCTCTTGCGATAGCACGCTCGACCTCTGCTGCGATATGCTCTGCAGAGTCGCCGATGCCTGACACTGTTATATTAATAGTCGTGCCGCCCCCGACGCTTGCGAGCGCAGCGCCTGCCCCGCTCAGCGGCAGCACCGCCTCAGGGCCCGACTCTCCAATAATGGCGTTTGTCGCCCGCCTGAAGATCCCGCCCATCGCGCCCTTGAAGACATCGATGTTCATCGGGTTCTTGCTCCCGCTGCGGTCAGCGAACCTGTACGTCTTGCCGTCGCCAGCGACGAACGTGTCGCCAGGCGAGACGTGATACTTCGCCTGAGCGCCAACCCCAAGGGCGACGTCGCCTGCGCGCAGTGGTCCCGTGCGCCCGGGCCACGCCCCGACGTGATGGTAGCTGTTCCAGTCGTACGTCGCCTGTCCTGGCTGGTCGCCCGCGACGCTTGGGCCGTACTCAGTGAAGTAGTCGCCGCCTGCGTAACCGCTTGTCGACGGGCCGCCGCCGC